TCCGAAGGTCCTAGACTTTCTCTTTCTGAAAAAGAATTCTATAACATGGATTTCCATCCTGATACTTATCATCGTTGGTAAAGTGTAAATCGAATTTCTATAAATAATAAGAAATTTAGTGTAACTATCACGCCTCTTGAGGAGAAAAAATATGGTCGGTCAAGTCAGCCCAGGAATTAATACGAGTGAAATTGATCTAACAACTATCGTTCCTGCGGTATCAACAACAGTAGGTGCTATCGCCGGCGTATTCCGTTGGGGTCCTGCTAACCAAAGAGTCCTAGTTGACTCTGAAGCAACTTTGGTACGCATCTTTGGTAAGCCAAACGCAAACAACTATGAAACCTTTTTCACCGCAGCTAACTTCCTTGCATATGGTAATGCTTTGCAAGTTGTTCGTACTGTAGAAAAATTAACTGGTAACGCCTACAATGCGTTTGCCAATTCCACCGGCGCCGCTACTGCAAACGTTGTTCAAATTGATAACGTCGATTCATTCAATACAACCACAATTTCAAACTCAGCAATTGATTTTGTTGCCAAGTATGAAGGTGCATTGGGTAACTCAATCAAGCTATCAATCTGCGACAGTGCAAACGTTTATTCATCATCAATTGCAGTAACTGGTTCCAACACCAGCGTATTCACGGTTGCTCCCGGTTCGAACGTTGTTCAGCTAGCCGTTACCCTTTCTTCTAATGCCGCTGCATTTGGTAACGTAAACACGGTTCTTAATTCATTGAAAGTAGGCGACTATATCGTTGTCGGTAACTCAACGATTGGTACCCAATATGCAAAAATTTCTGCATTGCCTGCAAACTTGGCCAGTGCTACCGCAAACGGCGGTAACTTTACTGCTCTAGCTAACGTTAGCTTGACTTCAATCTATAACGGCTCAACAACTTTCATTGCCAACACCGTCACTCGGTATTGGGAATTCTTCAACGCTGTCTCAAAGCCACCAGGTACAACAAACTTTATGAATGTTAACGGGTATGGTACAGTAGCCGATGAACTTCATGCCGTAGTTGTAGATTATAACGGTCTATTCACTGGAAACCCAGGACAAATCTTGGAAGTATTTTCAGGTATGTCCCGTGCAGTAGATGCCAAGACTGATCAAGGCGGTACCAATTATTACAAGAATATCTTGAATAACGGTTCTGCCTATGTTTGGGTTGCAAACTATGAAACAAACCGAAATGCATCCACCGGCGGATATTCAAATACTGCATTGAATCTCTACACAAACGTAGGTGCTTACACTGCAAATACCCTTCCATATACACAAGTATTTGGCAACGGATTTGACGGAGCAGCCGAAGGTAACTGTTCACTTGCTACCTTGACAAACGGCTATAACTTGTTCCTAAACAAGGCCGATGTTGATGTTTCATTGGTGTTGCAAGGAAAGGCTCGTTCTGGAACTCCAGATAACGGCGTAACTCCTTCTTCAAATACCACATCATACAATGGACTAGCAAACTACATCATCACAAATATCTGTGAAGTACGTAAAGATTGTGTTCTATTCGTATCTCCATCATATTCTGATGTTGTAACCACAGGTTATACTTCTGTAACTGATCCAACTACAAATGTTATCGCATTTAGAAACAATATGACTTTCAATAGTTCATATGCTGTACTTGACTCTGGTTACAAATATCAATATGACAAGTATAATGATCTATATCGTTGGGTTCCATTGAACGGCGATGTTGCAGGTACCTGTGTTGTAACTGACCTTCTACGCGATCCATGGTTTTCTCCTGCTGGGTTAACCAGAGGCGGAATCAAAAACGTAGTCAAGTTGGCTTACAATCCAAACCAAGCACAAAGAGATTCACTATATGTTAAAGACGTCAATCCAGTAGTTTCTCTACCTGGACAAGGCACACTTCTATATGGTGACAAAACTCTAATCGGTAGACCTTCAGCATTCGACAGAATTAACGTTCGTCGTTTGTTTATTGTCATCGAAAAGGCCATTTCTCTTGCTGCTCAATCCAGCCTGTTCGAATTTAACGATTCGTTCACACAAACACAATTCAAGAATTTGATCGATCCATATCTACGTACTATCCAAGGTAGACGTGGTATTACAGATTATCGCGTTGTGTGTGACTCTTCAAACAACCCACCCGCTGTTGTTGACGCCAACCAATTCGTCGGCGATATCTACATCAAACCAGCACGTAGCATCAACTTTATCCAGTTGAACTTCGTTGCCGTTAGAACTGGTGTAGACTTTACAACAATCGTCGGCCAATTCTAATCAATAGGAGCATACAACAATGGCTTTTTCCGTAAACGATATTCGAAGTGCCCTCAAGTTTGGTGGCACTCGTAATACACTCTTTAACGTCCAAATGACTTCACCAGGTTATCTTGGTGGGTCACAGGCCGACCAAAAGATGGTATTCACTGCCCGAGCCGCTGAACTTCCAGAATCAACCCTTGGTACAATTCAGGTTGGTTATTTTGGTCGTAAAATTAAGCTTGCAGGTGACCGCGTATTTGCCCCTTGGACAACTACAGTTATCAATGATGAAGATTTCTTGATCAGAAATAACGTAGAGTCCTGGATGGCATCTATCAATGGACACCAAGGTAATCTTCTTTCTGCTCCTGCTGTTAACGTAAACTATAAATCTACTGCAATTGTTACACAATATGCAAAGAACGGCACTGCACTAAGAACCTATCAATTCAATGGTATTTTCCCTGTAGCCGTTTCGGCTATTCAATTGAACTGGGATCAGACAGACACGATTGAAGAATTCCAAATTCAATGGGATTACGATTTCTGGACTGTTGTTGCTGGTACTACAGGTGATGGTGGAACTCTAACCTAATACACCTATATACTGTATAGAATAAAAGCAAGGAAATACTATGGAGTTTTTTGGGTTTGAAATAAAGCGAAAAGAAGAAAAAGACTATACACGCGATATTACCACTTTTGCTCCTGTCGATAAAGATGACGGAGCAGTAACCGTATCAGCAGGCGGCGCTTGGGGGACCTATTTGGACCTTGAAGGCGCCGCCAAGACTGAAGCAGAATTGGTTACAAAATATAGAGAAATGGCATTGCAACCTGAGTGTGAAAGTGCCATCGATGAAGTTATCAATGAAGCCATTGCAAAAGAAGACAACCAATCGATTGTTACTTTAAATACCGATGAACTGGATGGAAAAATTCCAGATACAGTAAAAAAAGTAATGCACGAAGAGTGGGATAAAGTCCAAGAAATGTTGAATTTCAACAATTTTGGATATGAAATGTTTCGTCGTTGGTATGTCGATGGTCGACTATATTATCATGTGATGATCGATACAAATAATCCTCAAGATGGAATTCAAGAATTTCGTTATGTCGATCCGCGCAAAATCAGAAAAGTCCGATCTACACACAAAGAAAAGCGCGGCACAGCAACTGTATTGATTACGGACGAAGAATTTTTCATTTATAATGAAAAAGGATTTAGGAATACCAGCGGCACGAGTGCCATGGATAGCCAAGGCCTTAAAATTTCAACAGATTCAATCATTCATGTAACTTCCGGTCTATTAGACAAGGAAGGTAAACTTGTTCTTTCATATCTTCATAAGGCAGTAAAGCCTTTGAACCAAGTTAGAATGCTTGAAGATGCTACCGTAATTTATCGTATTTCTAGAGCACCAGAACGCAGAGTATTTTATATTGACGTAGGCAACCTTCCAAAAATGAAGGCCGAAGAATACGTCAAAGACATGATGACTCGTCACAAAAACCGGTTGGTATATGATGCTGCATCCGGTGAAGTGAGAGATGATCGTAAATTCATGACAATGCTGGAAGACTATTGGCTTCCTCGTCGTGATGGCGGTAAAGGTACTGAAGTATCAACTCTACCCGCTGGTCAAAATCTAGGTCAAATGGAAGACGTTTATTATTTCGAAAAGAAACTATACAAAGCATTGAATGTACCACCTGGTCGTATCAATGGTGGCGAAGAATCTGGTGGATTTAATCTAGGTCGATCATCTGAAATTTCTAGAGATGAATTGAAATTTCAAAAGTTTATTAACAGACTCAGAACAAAATTTAGTG